CCAACCTCTTTCTGGATTCTGAACCCTCTACTCTTTAGAAAGATAATTGCCTCTCTTTCGGAAAAGAGAGGTTGTTTCTCCTCCTTTACAAAAGAACCCTTGGGTTTCTTTGTTGACTGCATGATAGCAGTTAACTGCCCAATATACAACGGGTTCTCCTTAAAGGAGAACATTTTTGGACCAGAGAATGCTCTCTTGGTAGAGAACAATTCTGGGTTTTTCTTCAAGAGGGCGATAACATCTCCCTTAAATCCTACTGCTGACAACTCCTTTGTCAGCTGGGTACCGGCGATCAAATCGTCGGCGTGCTGAAGCCTTAATTTGTTGAAGGCTTCAACTAACTCCTTAGTTGTCTTTTTCATTTTTATTGAAAATTTTGGTTAATATTTCTTCATATCTCTGGATGTCACTCCAGAGAATGATAGTTGATATTACTGACGGAACCCAAAGAAACACCAGTTCCTTGAATTCAAACATATTCCAAAATAGGAATATGCATGTCAACCCTTGAAAGGTCGCTGGAAGGGCTGACAGAAATGAAATAAAATACTTTCTCATTGTTTTTTTTATTATTATTTGGTAAGTGAAATATGTAAGATTTCTAATTAATCAACAACCTTACATATTCCAAAATTTATTTTTAACTAGCTGATTTTCAATTGTTTATAAAAACCTCCCCAACAGAAATTACTCTGTGGGGAGGAGAAACAATGAAAAAATCAGGTGCAAGATCCGCGTAAGCCCTTCGCACCACGTAGAGGTGTCTTGCAAGCGAAGGATTTCAGAAGTGTCATACAATGTCTAACCAAAAAACAACAATGACAAGAAAGGACGAAAAGGAGTCTGAGTTTCTTGACACTTCCGAGGAATTCCAACCTCATATTATGCTTCACAGCATTTGTGGACCAGGATGGGTTTGAACCAACGACCTTCAGATTATGAGTCTGCTGCTCTGACCAACTGAGCTACAAGTCCTTAAAGGGAGAGGAGCCTAAACTCCTCTCCACTCCCCCACGGCTCCGAGAATCTCACTTCTCGATAATATCCCAGTCAGGTCTCCTCATAAGGGAAGCCCAACTGTATGCATCATGCTTGCTATGGAAAGGCCATTTGTAAAACACCTTTCCACAGCCATCTATTAGATAATAGATTTTAGTCCTCATCTAACAGATATTTGATCTCAGTGGGGGTGAGACCAATGTTCTCTTGCTTAAGTGCACGCTCACCAACCTTGTTGATGCACGTGTCAAAATAATTCTGGCTCATTTTTGCAGTGGGGTTTTACGGGAAGACTAAAACTAGCCTTCCCACAATTCATAAATCCAGCCACAGGCCTCTAAATGATAGTCTGTGGCATATTCCTTCATTCCCTGATATGAGTCAGGGAATTGTTTAAATACTGGTTTAAATGTATGGAACACTATGCTCCATACAAACTTGACAATATATTCTAATATTGCCAACGGTATCATTATGGCGATACCAAGCCGTGACATTAATTTCTTCATTGCTTTAAGTTAATTGTGAATCTGCCAAATCACAATAGTGAATTGACATATCGTCTTTCTTAGTCCATTTCTCAGGAGGAACTTCAAGCTCCTCCCGAGAAATCTTATTTATGGCAGCGAACTTATCCATGTTGTGTGCCCATTAAGTGGATTTCACACAACAGGGACACAAGGTCACTATATTTCAATTGCCCTTCATCTGAATGATTTTGTTCAGTATCATTCAGAAGAGCTTTTAATGTCTGATCCACATAAAATGGATTAGACATATAACTTCTCCAATCGGACTGTTTAAGACATTTTACTGCCTCTTGCATTGTTCCGAAAGAAGGAACATTAAATGTGCCAGTACTACCATCTTTACGACGATAGACAATATGACCACATTCGTCGGAATATTCAACATCATTAAGATGTCTGATAAGGTTCTCTTGGCAAGCACGCATACGTCTCTCAAGAGAGTCAATAATGCGTTTGGAAAATGTTCCAAGAAGATCCCAAGCAAATGCTTCTTGGCGTTTGTGTACTTGGTCCAGATCAAAGTCTGAACCTTTCTGTTTATTACAGAATGGAACGCGAATATTCACGTTCATTTCTGTATATTTGTTTTCAGGGTAGATTTTGCAAGTTGTCTCCACTGAATATTAACTACAGAATTAGATGCTGTAGTACCATCAATTTATTTTGCCCCCATATTGGTGACCGTCACAACCCCTCTACCTGACTAGGGAAACTCTACTGTACTTCAAGTTTTACGAAGCTTCCATCACCATTCACTCATTAAAAGTGCCGACTACTTTGGACATGTCGGGTGTAGGTTTAAAGCGAGGGTTATACGATACCCACAAACGTAAATTAGTCTCCTCACGTTTCGGAGACTTCCCACTTAATATCACGACTATTTCTGTAATTAAGTTGGGTACGTCAAATCTACGCCTGGCGGTGACGTAGATGATACGGAATAATATAGCCGCCAGACTATATTGAACATTGCAGTATATTTCAAGGGAATTTACTCCTTGCCACGCGAGTTGAACCGTACTGCTCGGAACGTATTAACAGACATCTGGAATGTGTGGTAATTCTCAGAGCTGGACAGTCTTGTATTGACTGACAGTCACCATACTGCCTTGTTTTTCTTCGCCATATGGAACGAATATCTCCTCTAGTGGCCAACTAGATTCGAAAAACACTGGAGAATCCTTTTACAGAATACCTCTCCAGCAGAATATTCCAACCAAGCTTTTTATTTTACTTCCCCTCTTGGAAATAGGAAAAATGCACATAGTTATCTCCTAGTGACTAACCACGTTTAGTTTATACTCCAGATAACAAAGAGTTAAAATCTCCTCACCGATGTATTGGAGATTACTATCAACATTCAAGGACTCTGCTTTTGTCAGCTGTTCATACACAGAAGTAGTTGATTAGTAATGTGAGGAATTGTTCGGTCACCTCACTATACGCCTCCGGACATAGTTGCGCTTTGTCCCGTTAGAGCTTTATACTACCTCACAGGCTTGGTAGTTTGTGTGGACTAGCTGGTCACCACACTGTAGGTTCTGACTGCGTACAACCCTTTAGAGAGGTTACTATAGTATATGTCAGTCCCTTCTCTCATTGACAACATACACTACCTAGGCTGCTATTTACATAACACTTCCTTCTATCTACCCAATAACTCGTGACTTCCGGTCAAAGTTTGCAGAATGATAGTTCGGTTTATTTTTCCTAGGATTTATGCCTGAATTTATAGTGTTTTCTTACATTCACTCACTACTAATGTAGAACTCCTCTTTATTCGGATGAGGCCCTATTATGAACTTTAAACTATTCTTTATTGTCTCTATAAGAACTGGCATTTGTGTTTTACGCCTAAAACTTATTAATCTATAAACAGATGTGATGTTGTCTTGCACCAGTCAAAGCTGGGATACATCTTTTGGTTGTAGTATAATTAACAAGAAACTGGCGTCCTCAACATCTTGGAAATCCTAACATCATAGCTTTTACGTCCAATGCAATCCACAAGAGTAGACACTTCTTGCCACGTTAGGATATTTTATATTGAGTTTTTGTATATGTGGGAATACTTTCTCACCCACTATATCGAGAGTCCACTCGACTTTGTAGTTCTATCTATCTACGGAACCACCAAGGCTTATCAGCTCAAATTTTACACAACGTCTGCTGCCTCACGTTGCAACTTAACAAGATCAAACTAGAAAATCTACCTCGTCGATGATGAATCTAATTCCATCACCACAGTCACACTCTTCTTTAGAAAACACGACTATTTCAGCACGACTTCCATTCCGAGTTATTTCCCAATTCTTCCATTCAAGGAAGTTTGGATTACGAACTTGGAGAATTCGCTGTGCATGATTCTCCACACTTTTCATCAAAGTATTCAAATCATTAGCAACAGCGACTGGTCGTATTTCTTCTTTTACATGACCAACGAGGATATGTGTAAGGTACTGGCGATTTAATACAAATTTCTTCATTTTTTCATTGTTTTTTAGTTTGTACTTATACATATGTATTTCGTCCAGGTCTCATCAGAGTACATTTTATTATCCTGTTCTCCCTGGCTGACAGTCGTAGAATTTATGTAGGATTTTTTAATTTATTCTTAACTATATAGTCGAGAATAAACTAAAATTTCTTCATACATAAATTCCACAATTTTTTATGGAATACCCATTCCCCAATTGAAAAATGCGTAAGACGCAAATTTTCTTTTGGGAAGTGAGTTTGTTTGAGTAAGGTGGTGTAGTAGGGGTTGCTGGGCTGCCCCACCTTATACAATTTAACCTAAAATTTTTGTCTAGATATGTACTTCTGTTACCTAATTTGGCAACATTTTCACCTCTGACCCACGTGAAGGTCCTAGACATGTCAGAGATTTTAGGGCATACACCCAAGGAATTTCAACCTAAGTGAAAATCAGAAAGATACGTTAATTTTTGTTAAATAATGTTGTTTGTTTAGATGTTTTTTGTTTTTTGTTTTTACTCCCACCAATAAGCAGACCTTATGAATGTAAATAACTTTGTTTCTTCGTCACGAGTACAAAGAATTACATACATAAAATCTTCAAACAGTGGAAGTTCTTTTTCGAAAGTAAGATAATACCCGTCAATCGTTTTGAAACGTTTAGGGTTTTTTTCTCTTCTTCCTATAAATGTATACATACATTTAAAGAAGAGGAGGATTACTCCTCCTCTTCCTTTTCCATTACTACGGACATATCAGTCTTAGGCAGCTCCTTTTCCTCAAAGTAGTAGGTAACAGGAGTGAATGTCTGCCCTTTACGGGGACTGTTCTCGTTAGTAATTGTTCTCTCCTCGCCGACAACGACCTTTTGTGGCGTTACCGTAACTTTTGTGTCGTTTGCGAGGCACGCGTTGATGTAGTCCCACTTGGCGGTATTACCGCCAACGGGCCACTTCAGTCCCTTGGCGTTGAAGAACCTTGATGTGGACAGCTGATGCCCATCATCGAAGAGGATAACATTGAACGTTGGTACGTCACCGTTAGCGGGGATGTTGGCTACACCAACAATTCTTAACTCGTTGCCAGCACTCTTGTCAAAGTGCTCGTCGTTGTCCGACTTGGAAGAGAAGAATGTACCGTTGTTACGCTTTGCGGATTCTGCCTTGCGACCTGCAAGAAGAGTCTTCTTGTCAAAATACTTACTCATAGTGTGAAATGTTTTAAGAGTTTATAAATGTATCTTTCGAGTTTTTCACTCAAATAGGGTGGGGGGACTGGCGGTTGGTACCCCCGCCGTTCTCACAAAAAAATTAAAAATTTTAAAAATTATAAAAAAATTTTTAAAAAAAATTAAAAAAAATTTAATTTTTGTGTAACTCATTGAAAATCAATAAGTTACGTCTAAGTGCCTGATTTTCAAATAGTTAGCCGATTAATTATAGTTCTGTAATTATATATAAGTATAATTAGGGTAGGATTTTTTTATGAACCCATAGGTATTTTTTAATAGAGTCACCTGAAAAATTTTATGAACCCGTCGGATTTTTTAATAGACCTCTAAAAAATTTTGATTTTTGGGATAAGTGGATATTTTTATAATAAGAAAATTAACAATAAAATTAATATGTCAGAACAAGAAAATTTTGTTATACTTCCAAACGAGGTAGTCGATTGTGAAGAAATAAGTCCAAAATCTTTAGTAGTTTATTGTGCTATAAAAAGACATATGAATAAAAATACATTAGAAGCTTTTCCAGAAATTAAAACTATTGCTAAAGAATCTGGATGTGGAGAAGATGCAGTTAGAAAAGCTATTAAAGAATTAGTAGATAATGGATTTATAGAAAGAAAGATGAGAAAAGGACAAAGTACAATATATAAATTTTCAACAACTAAATCCTTTGAACCATTTTCATATGATTTCTTAGATGATGATAAAATAAAGATTAGAGAAAAAGCATATTTAATGATGTCACAAAAAAGTATGTTTAATAAAGAAACAGGAGTTGGATCCATTTCATACTCTACTAAAGAAATGTCTAAAATTACCAGAATGTCAATACCAACAGTTTTATCTTGTGAAAACAATTTAATAAAAGCAGGATATTTAACAAAACCTGATTCTAAATTAGTAAATTCCGAAACCGGACTTCATAAAGATTTGAGAATGTATCTTCTCCAATTATATAATATGACAGCTGTTACATTAAGACAGACACAGAAAAATACAGAAGATATTCAAGAACTAAAAGAGGAAAATAAAGTTTTAAAGAAACAAATAGAATTACTTACAAGAAAAGTATTTAGAGAAGAAGAAATAGGAGAAATTATAATTTAACATTTTTTAACTTTGTAAAAATTCAATTTAGTAATATCTTAAATTTGTTATGGAAAAGGAATTACTCGCTCTTATTCAAGAGCTACTTAAAATGGATGAATTGCACGAAGAGTACACAATAAATAATACATCGTTTGCAATAGATACTAAAAAAGAGAATGGAAATACTGTAGTCATTACAGTTTCATTAAAAGATAATAAAGATAAGAAAGAATTCGAAGCCTGGGTAAATGATTTAGATGATTCATTATTTAATGAAGTCTGGGAATCACTCTCTGAAGAATATGGACTTAAAACATTAAATGATGTTTATGAAGGAGAGAATTATAAAGAGATTATTAAGCTCTTTAAAAATAAAGCTAAGATGTTAGCCGCCCAGAAAATAGATTATCTTACTAAATTATTTAATCTTTAAGGAGTTGTAAATACTCCTTAATATTGCCTCGTTGCCGACGGTAAGGCCCGCGGTCTCTAAAACCGTTTCCCCCTGAAGGAGTGGTACAGGGTTCGACTCCCTGCGGGGCTACTATTATGAAAGTTGATTATTGTATTACAGTTTCCCCACTAAATGGGAACTACACAGGTCCAAGATGGACATTTGTGCATGAAAGTGAAATTGTTTGTCATTCAGAAGAGGACAAACAAAGATTGGCAGAAGAGGTGATACTAACTCTACCTTCTGAAACTAAATATATAGTACAAGATATTTATCCAGCTTACGAGTTTGTTAAACAAACAGGTAATATGGATTCATACAAGGAGTTATATGAAAAATCTAAAAAACTTTGGGAGGAAGTAGAAAATTCTAAAGAAGAAAAACAATTTAAACTAAAGCAAACGTACAAGCAGGTCGTTAGATTAGTTGAAAATCTTGAAAAAGATACTAAAGAATTAGAGTTGTTAGATTCTCAAGAACACTTAGATTTTTTGGATGAGTTGAATAAACTCAGCGTATCACATTAAACCAACAAAAAAGCCGGGCAATTATGCTCGGCTTTTCTTTTTCCACTATGCGTAATGTTTTCTATTCTTTAAATAATCTAAATCTTTTTCATTTTCATACGCTTCTTTTTCAAAACTAATAGCTTTATAAGCTGGTTTATTTTTAAAAGAATGTTGGAATAATCTAACAATATATTCTAATCCATATATTATATAGAAGAATATATATAACAATTCTCTCATTTGAGCTGTATGAATTGCTTCATGATTTATATCAACATCTTTAAGCTCTTTTCTAGCAAAAAGTAATCCGAAGAAATTCATAGCTTTAAATCCTTTAAAAGGAATTACTTTATTTATAATTACTACCATCCATTATTATATTTTAAAGTTAAACTATATGGTAAAGTAGGAGAAGGAGTATATGGTTTAAATGACATACCACTGTTCATATAATTTTTATTTATATCATATAGTTTAGGAACTTGTATCTTAGAAGAATCAGTCTATGTAGCAGATGGAGCATTATTTTTATTAGTAGATTGTGAAATTAATCCTGTAGCAATGTTTCCAACACTCGATATTAAATCTGTCCATCTAGAACTTGGATTATTTAATCCTAACTATAATTTCTTTTGAGCTGCCCATTGTTGAGAATAATTTCTAGCATCAGATAATGCTTCAGATTTTTTCTTTTGTAACATTTGCTGTACATCTATCGGGCTTACATTAACTACTTCTCCACTCTATTCTGTTAATCTGTTAGATAAATCTTTAGCATACGCATTCAAATCTTCCTATGAAACAGTTTTTAAAGCATTTGCTTCAATAGCTTTTTGTTGAGACTCTATATATTTATTCCATTCTTTTTCCCAATTGTTTTGCTATTTCATCTAAAGACCGGATCCAATAAGTTGAACCCCACCCTAAATAGCAGAACTCCAATCGAAATTTCCACCACTTGCATATCCTCTCATCTTATACATCTTCTTAACTCTTTTATATGCTTTGGGGTTAGAATCTAATACATTAACTCCTTCAACAAAAGCTTTTCCGCCTTTCTTGTGTTTCCATTTTCTAGCATTAGCTGCAAATGTAGCACGTTTCCTAACAGCAGGATCAGAAGAATTCTTACCTCTAGCTATACATTCAGAAGTTACTTTACCTCCACAATATTCTGTGAATTTACCTCTATTAGCTTTCTTAATATGAATTTTTCTTCCTTCTTTAAATTTTTCTATTATATTCATTTTTACCTAATATTAACAAAATCTAAAGCCAAGTATTCTTTACTAGTTTCTCTACTTAAAAATTTCTTATTATTCTTTTTAGCAAATCTTTTTGGCCATAAATCATCTAGTTTAGTTTTAGTAGCTTCAGAAGCATATCCATCCTCTATAGAAGGTAATGGATACTTAAATTTATAATAAACATTTCCACAATAAGCTGGATTACCTCCGCAGAATTTTATGTTCTGATATAAATTTTCTAATTGACTACAATAGTTAGTAAACCATTCTCTCTATTCTTTTGTGTCATCAGATTCAAATCTAACATCTAATAAAACTCGAACAACAACATCTCCTTTTTCATTTAAAAATTTCAAATCTTTTTCAAGTTGTTGTAAACTAGTTTTATATTTAACTAATCCGTGCAAAAGTGTTAATTTTCCATTAGAATCTAGCTTAACACGAAGATCAAACATTCTAACATCATACTTTTCGTATTGAGTTTGAATATTAACTTCCTGACATTTAGCTGTAAATTTAATTAATTTACCAAAAAAGGTCTTTGGAGTTAAAAAACTCCAAGAATTGTGTGACATTAATTTCATAATATGTAAATTTTTAATTTAATAGTGTTAAATATTTTGACTTGTATTAAAGTATCAATAATTTAAGACAAACAAAAATAATTTTTATATAGTAAGTACAGATAAATGAATTTTGGCTGGATTAAAAAAATTTGGGATGTTTTGAATTATATATCACCTTCTAATAGAAATTTAATAATTATTCTATTAATGGGATATATCTTTTACTCCCAGATAACATCAACAGTAAAATCTTTTGTTGTTGAAAAAATAGAATAGATAATGAGCCAAGAAAAACACGCTGAATAGTATACAAAAGATACAGCGTTAGAAATCAATCAACAGGTTAAATTAATATCAGATAAGGATTAGGAAGCCTTTAACGTCTTACTATTAAGTTATCATAATAATACTCAAAGTTTACAAGGATATAAATATTTATATTTATCTTGTTTAATGGAGGCTCCTAAATCAATTGACAGTCCACTTTTAAAATCTTAGTGGAATCATTTAGATTATATTTATTATGCAGATGAATTAATAAAGTTACACAATCAAAGTTTCATCTAGTTTACAGATTTAGATGAAATGAAAGAATAGTTACCAAAAATATACGTATTGGTAAAAAGTAGTGAAGCAAAAGCTGCTTCTTTTTTTGTAATAGAAGGAGAAAATGATCCGTTAGGAATGATCGTGATACTATATAAGAATCCGGTAAAATATACTTTAGATTATCCAAAAGTTATTTTACCTTCTATTCAGAAACTTGCTATATTACTTGACTATGAAAATGCAAATAAAAATTAATGTTATATGAAAATTGATAAACAAAATGGACCAATAGCATTTAATGATGATGAACACCGCTATTGGAATGTTAATGATGAAAGTGTTAAATACACAAGTGTTACAACTTTAATTGGAAAGTATGAGCCAGAGTTTGATAAAGAATTTGTATCAAAGTATAAGGCTTTAGAAAGATTGGTTTCCGCAGATTTGTGGAAAAAAGAAAAAGGTGGAATATGGAAAAGTCATAAGATACCTGATGAATATTTAGAAGTTCATAATATTTCGAAAGATGATTTAAATAAAGTACAACAAGAAATTCTAGATGAATGGACAGAAACAAATAGAATTGCTTGTGAAAGAGGAACTAAGATTCATTCTCAATTAGAAAATAGTTTTTACAACGCTGGTTCCAATATTACTTTAAAGAAATTTGGAATAGGTGGTAAATTTGAATGTAAAAAGGATTATACTGAATTAGATTTAGATTATGGAGTGTATCCAGAATATCTAATTTATTATGATAATCCAAAAATAGGTTTACATATTGCTGGACAAATTGATTTAATTGTTAAATGTGGAAATGAAATAACAATTATAGATCATAAGTCTAATAAGAAAATTGATTTAAAAGGATTTTATAACAGTTCTACTAGAACTACTGAGAAATTGAAATATCCTTTAGGAACATTAGATAACTGTAATTTTAATGTATATCAATTACAATTATCAACATATGCCTGGATGCTTCAGAAAATAAATCCTAATTTTGTTATAAAAGATTTAATATTAAATCATTACGATCATGATGGAAACAACGCACTATATCATTGTAGTTATTTAAAAAGTGAGGTTGAAAAAATGTTAAAACATTTTGCCAAACAACAAAAATTAGAAAACTAGAGAAAGAAATATGAACGTATAGAATATTGAAAAAAGAAAGCAAATATGTGAATCTTGTCCAATATATAATCCTGTAAGACAAGTATGTAATCCTTCATTATGGTTAAATCCTAATACAGAAGATGTTTCAACAAGAGCTAAAGCTGGATATATTAAAGGATGCGGCTGTCATGTATTAATTAAGATGAAAAATTTACAATCACATTGTATAGCAGGAAAATGGTAATAAAAAATGAATCTCTTTCTTAAAATACGAAATATAATAGTTGGTAACTGGAGAAACATTCGAGGTTACACTTCAGATGAACAAATTAGAAGATTAAAGATATGTAAAACTTGTGAACATAATATTAAGTACATGGGTGCAAGAATATGTGATTTATGTGGCTGTATATTAAAAAGTAAAGCCAGTGTTGAATCAGAAAAATGTTTAATGAATAAATGGAACAAAGAGCAATTTTAAGTGAAAATGAAAAAATAGCCCTTGCTATGGGTGGTGAAAGTACGAGTAGAATTACGACTTTAGATGGTAAAACAGCTGATGATGTCATTAGAGAAAGAAACATAAATAAGTTTAATGATCAGGTAGATAAATATGTAAGTCAATTAGATGAACATGCTGCTAAATTAGAAGAACATACTAAGCGCATTGCAGACAATATTGAAAATATAGAAATAATGCCTATAGGTAATTATGTTCTTGTTAAGCAATTTGATGAAAATCCTTTCCAAAGAATTGTACGTTCTGATTCAGGATTAATACTTGATTTAGGTGGACAAAGACCACAATATAAAAATACTGACAATGGTGAAATTGAAGAGGAAGAAAGTTTCATTAAAGTTGGTGTAATTCAAGAAGTTGGACCAGAATGTAAATGGTGTTTACCTGGTGATACTGTTATGTACACTAAACCATCTGCTGTGCCAGTACCATTTTATAAGCAAGGTCTTATATTAGTTAATGAAACTAGAGTTCTTGTTACTATCAATGAAAACTTAACTAAAAGATTTAATGAATTGAAAAAATGATATAGAATGATGATAAGGTTTTCTTTAGTCCTGGATAGGTGGTAACACTTAAACAGGACATAGAAAATAAACCTAATATGATTGTGTATAGAGTAGAACGTTCTATTATGAGAAATAAGGATGGACGAGATTTATTAAAAGGAGTAAAATGTAGATGGTTTACAGACAATGGATTTATCCAAGAAGCTGTATTTTCAACTAAAGACTTAATTTTAGTAGAAAATGGATGATAAAGAAATACAACAAGAATTTATAAACTTTTTAGCTAAAAAATCTGGAGCTAAAACAGAAGCCGAATTAAATAAGTATCTTAAATCTTTAAGTAAAGAAGAACAATCTAAACTTAAAGATGAGTTTACACAATATATGCAATAGAAGAAAGAAAAAGCCATGAAGAAAGCAGAAAAAGGAGCAAAGCTAAATTATATTAGACAACTTGCTCATAAATGTGCTGAAGGTGAAGAACTTGTATACTTTAAGAGAGGTGGACGAGTTGATTGTGGCTGTAAAGGTAAAAAATTAGAAGATGGAGGTAAAACATCACCTAATAATACCTGGAAAGATAAATTTAGAAGTAGAGTGAAGAAAAATTGTTCTGGAACTAAATTTAAAATTAAATAATTATGGGATTACTAGATTTTATTATAAATCAAGGAGTTAAAACTGGTATAAATGGTTATACGACAACGGGCAAGAAGGATATAGCGATAGGGAGAGTATAATAGATCAGGAAGAGGAGATCGTAGTGCTATAATGTTAGCTTCACGACTGCATAACGTTCCTTTAAAAGGCAGAATGTATGGTAATAATATTCCTTTAACAAACTGGACACGGGGTGGAAATGGTAATCCTCGTTCTGCTTTTGTAATGGATTTAGAAGATACCGGAGAAGAAGGATGGAATGAAGGTTCTACTTATCGTTCAACTGCAACCATTCCTCAAAGTCAAGAAAGTGATTTTATAAAATCAGAAAGAGAAAGATTAGCAAAAAAATAGTCAGCAAAACCAAAAGCTGTTGCTTCTAAATCACCTGCTCCTAGAACTACTGTTAGAACAAATCCAAATTTAACTTCCTTTGGTGGAATCCAAAAAGGATGGAGAAACACAGGACAATTCGATACTTCAAATAATAGTCTAACAAGTCAACAAAAGATGTGGTTAGATTCTAAAGGAATTGATTTTAGTAATGCTAAAGCTTTACAACAGGGAATTAATAAATATTTTATTTCAGCTGGAATTTCTGATAGAATTGCAGAAGATGGAAAGTGGGGAAGTTAGAGTTAGAATGCGTTGAATAAAATACTAAATGATAATAATTCAGATATATCAAACTTTACTCAAGATTTGTCTGGAACAACATCAAATACAGAAGTAGATTTACCTCCAACAAGAAGAGAAGGAACAGATGCAGGAACATTTACTACAACACCTCAACCTGATTATATGCGTTTTGTTAATCCTGTAATGCCTTATGTATAGAATTATTATTCTGGAGTCTATGATAATACAACTTATAACAAAAGAGATACTAAACAATGGTTAAGAGATAGAGGTGTCAATACTAGAGGTTTAGGACGTAGAACTATTAGAACCTGGAGAGATATGCTTAATAACAAAGATCCTTGGGTTGGAAAATTTAACGCTATTTCACTCTCAAAAAAAGGTTCTAAATTAATTAAAATACAAAGTCCTATTATTAAGTTTAAATATAAAAACGGTGGTAATTTAAACCAAATTCCTAGAATTGGATTATTTAGAAAAAATAAATAATAAATTTAAAAATGTTAATATGTAAATATGAATTTGAATGTATTTGATTATGATTAGAAAACTGGAACAGTAATTCTTAATTCAGCTGATTTAGCTTTAATTGATGAGTTTAGAACATTAATTAAAAGAGATAAAGAAAGAGCTGATAGAGAATTTACTTATATATATTTAGCGATTGATTGGAAATCTCCTTATTCTAATTATTCAGAATAGGAGAGACATCAGGCAGCTCTATAGGATGCTCATATTACTGAAAAAGAGTGGAATGATCCATCTTTTAGAGCTGCTTGTCGCAAATATAGGGCAATTCAAGAATCTAATAGATATGTTAGATTATTACATAGTGCTGAACTTGTTACTGATAAAATTACAGACTATTTTAATAATATAGATTTGGAAGAAAGAAATGAGAATACAGGTGCTTATATAAATAAAGTTTCTGATGTTTAGAAAGCTATGGAAAATGCTGCAAAGCAAATCGAAAATCTAAAAATGATAGAATCTTTAGTTAAAAAAGAAATTGCCGAACAAAGTTAGATTAGAGCAGGAGCTACTGAAGGATTTGTTCCTGATTTATAATGGAAGAAGTTAAGAAAAAAAGAGGTAGACCTCGTAAAAATAAACCTGAGGAATTACCTGAAGAAATACAATCTTTAGTTGATGAAGTTCAAGAAAAACAAAAGTAGCTCCAAACAGAAGAACTTCATGAAGAGAGATTAAGTCAATCTAGACCTGGAGAATGGGATGTTAAAATAGGAGATCCTATTCGTTATTTTGATAAGAGATTATCTTATGAATTAACAGGTTACAGACCAATAACAGAAACTCAAGGATTAGATTTTAATCCAGATTGGTTTCTGGAAGCAAGAAACAATAAATTATAGACTGGACATTATACATCTTATTATTTTGGTTCTAAAGCATATAGAGATTTTTGGAATGAAGAATATAGAAGATGTAGAGATGGAATGACAGTTAATGGATATACTATCCCAGGAACATATTATTACTTTTTAAATTATTACCAATTACCACAGACTGAAGTTAAAAAACTCGGTACAAGTAGACAAGATATATTTCCAGAATTCTATTCTGCTTAGTATGAGTTTTTTCATTACTTTGAATTATGTAAAGTACTAAAAAAAGATTGTGGACTATTTAAAGCTCGTGGTGTTGGGTTTAGCGAAATTAATGCTGCTATTTGTAATTAGATTTACAATTGTTTTCCAAATTCAGTATGTATGTTGACAGCAAATACTCAAAACTATGTCGATAAATCCTTAGATAAAGTATGGGGAGGAATGACATTTGCTAATGACAATACCGATGGTGGATTCTTTAAACTTCGTCAAGTACTTGACAAATAGATGGCTAAAAAAGCATCTTATTATAAAATGGTTAATGGTCAGAAAGTTGAAGATGGTTGGGGAAGTTTAATAGAAGCAATTGTAGCTGATAATGATAGAAAGATTCGTGGTGATCGTGTTGACTTATTAATATATGAAGAAGCCGGTTCTAATCCAGTATTAAGACAATCTTATATCAAAGGAAATGCTCTTGTAGAAATTGGTGGTAATAGATTTGGAATAAGAATTGTTGGAGGAACGGGTGGTGATATTGCCGGACTTGAAGGATTAGAAGATATATTCTTTAATCCTGAAGGATATAATGTATTACCATTTTATAATAATTATACTGAAGATAAAGAATGGGTTTTAACAGCATTTTTTATTCCAGCTAATATAGCTTTCTATAGAGATGGATATGTTGATAAACGCGGAGTATGTGATATTGAAAAAGCTACAAACTTCTATATGGAAGAAAGAGCTAAACTAGAACAATCTCCTAAAGCGTTAATTGATTATAAAGCTGAGTATTGTCTTTATCCATCTGAAGCATTTGCTCTTGAAGGACAAAATAAATTTAATAAAGTTAAATTAGTAGAACAAATATCAGCTATTAAATTTAAAAAGAAAGAAGTTCCTCAAGTTGAAAGAGGTATATTTAAATTTAATTATAGTAATCCAAATCATAAAAGAGATTCAATAACTGGTGTATAGTTCATACCTAGAAAAGATGGTCCAGTGTGTATATTACAACATCCTCTATGGGAAATAACTCAAGGTGAAGATAAAGAACCTAATGAATCTGAGGATGAATATAAGACCAGAAAAGAATTAGAAGGTGCTGTAACATTTAGTAAAATGAATAATCTATATGTAGCAGGCATAGACGGAATTGATTTGGGACAAGAAGATACATCTGAAGAGACAAGAGATCCTTCTAAAATGTGTACAGTTATAAAAAGAAGAATACACGGATAGAAAGATCCAATGTACGTTGCTTATTATTTAGATAGACCTCAACGTATAGAAGAAGCATACGAACAAAGTTTAGCATTAATGTATTATTATAATGCTTTAGGAAATCTTGAAGCATCTAAAGTAGGAATACTTGGATGGGCTAAAAGAGAAAAATGGATGTAGTATTTTATGCGTAGACCTAGAGTTTGTTCCGGAGATCCTTCTAAAAAAAGAAGTGGTACAGCACCATACGGAACAACAACTTCTGTTGCAATGATTGATCATGGTTTACAATTAGTAGCTAACTATATTGAAGATTATTGGGAAGATATGTGGTTTTTAGATATGTTGAATCAACTTCTGAAATACTCATTTGAAAACAAAGGAAAATTTGATATAGTAGCTGCTATGCAAATGGCAGAAATTGCTGATGAAGAATTATCAGAAGTTGTTCCGATAGCAGCTAAACCTGTATCAGAGAAGTTTACTGATATAGGTTATTACAGAGATGAAAGAGGTTATTTACACCACGGAATAATTCCTAAACACGAAACACCTCAAGCTAAATTCAGATGGGATTTAGATGATGGTCGTAATAAAACAAGTGATCCTAGATATAGATGAACGACATGGAAAAAGCCATCTTGGAAATGATTGAACAACATTATAAGAAAAAATATGTTGGAGGTATCAAGGTGACTAAATTGGGTAGGGGATGGGCTGGATATAAACTAGTTTTAGATTTAGGCATCCCTGAAATTAGAAAAATAACAATATCTGCTGATTTAGAAGCAGAAGATTTTTTAAAATATGTTGAAGACGAACTTATAAATAGACAACTTTATAAGGTTAAGTATTTCACAGGAATAAAAAAATATCCAGAAGATGAACAAAGACGAACTTGTACAGAAAACCAATAAAGCTATTACTGAACTAGTAGTTGAAAGGGAGGATATACAAAAAGCATACAATTATTATAATTGTATAATGGATGCTGAACAGTATAAGTATCTTGAAGAAAACTATGGAATAGGATAGCCGACTTCTGTTGATTTCATTCCTCTTATTAAAAAACATATAGATGCTTTAATTGGAGAGTATTTAGATATTCCAATTTTACATAAAGTGTCTTGCAAAGATTCTGAAACTATTAATAATATATTTAGAGAAAAGCAAATAAAGATCGCTGCCGAAGTACACTCTTTCTTAACAAATAATCTAAAAAATAATCTTCTACGAATTTTAGGCAATCAAGATATGCAAGACCTAAATATTAAGGAATAGTTAGATAAATTAGTTGAAAACCTTAATGAATCGTTTATTTCAGAATATGAAATAGCTGGGCAAACAATTGTTGAGTATATAATTCAATCTAAGAATATAGATTTAATTACTAGACTTAAACAAATGTTTTTAGATTTATTGGTTACAGGCTTTACATTTTTCCGTTCTTTACCTTCATCTTCTGGACAAAATATAAGCATTGAATGTTTAGATCCAAGAGATACTTTCCCAGAGTTAAACTATAATACTCCATACATTAATTAGTGTCCTAGAATTGTAGTTAGAAAATTCTTAACGAGAGACTAGATTCTTTCTAAGTATGGAAAGAATTTATCTAAAGAAGATATAGCAAATATTAAAGAACTTTGGGATAGTCATTATTCTTCATTAAGTTCCTACTATGTTAGAAGTTATTCTACTAGTCAAGGAACTCCAGCAACTGATGGAATTAGAGCTGGTGAAGAAGTAACTCTTGGTCCATACTACAATCATAAACCAAACTTCAAGTTAATTCCAGTTTATGAAGTTGAATGGATTGAAACTGATAAAGATTTTGTTGAACAGAGATATTCTTCAGTAAGAATTGGAACTGAAATTTATATATTAAACGGAAAAGATGAAAATGTAATAAGAACAAAAGATGCACCTGAAAAAGCAACACTTTCTGTAAATGGAGTATGGTTTGCTAATAGAGGTGATGAACCATTCTCTATGGTTAAAGCTTGTATGGTATTACAAGATAAATATAACTTATTACATTTTTATAGAGATAAACTAATTGCTAATTCTGGATCAGTTGGAGATTTTATTAATCTTCCTACTCTTCCAACAATATTAGGTGATAACTTAGCTGAAAGATTGTTAAAATGGCAAGCTTATAAGAAACAAGGAATAGCTTTAATTGATACTTCGCAAGAAGGACAATTAAATACAGGTCAAGCTCCAATAAACACTATGGTTAATGGATTTGATGATACTGTTAAAGTTCAAGCTATTCAAGCTATTCAATTAGCCATTGATTCAATTGAGTAGACTACATCTTCTATTACTGGAGTATTTAGAGAAAGATTAAATGGAATTTAGCAACGAGATGCTGTAACAAATATCTAGACAGGAATCTAGAATTCATTTACTGTTACGAAACAATGGCACTTCCAGATGGATTTAGTTGTTAGAGAAATATTATTAGATTGTTTAAATTGTGCAAAGATAGTTTATAAAGATGGAATTACAGGAACATTAATTCTCGGAGAACATTTACAAAAGGTATTTACCATTTTACCTAAATATTATACATTAACCGATTTCGATATACATATTTTAACATCAACTGATGTCATAAAACAAATGGAACAAATTAAAACATTAGTACCGGAATTTATTAAATCTGGTATTACTCCTCCAGATGTTCTTGTTGATATTATTACATCTAAGAGTTTAACTGAAATGAAAACTAAAGTTAAACAAGCTATTAGAAAACAAAAGCAAGAAAATAATCAGATGCAGCAACTTGCTCAGCAAGTAGAGGAATTACAAAATAACCTTAAACAAGCTTCACAACAACTACAACAAGCTCAATCTAAAGTAGAACAACTTAATGAAGCTAAATTACAACTTGAAAAACAGAAAATGGAATTACAAGGTGAAATTGAAATGTTTAAGGCTAGAACAGATAGAACATATAAAGAAGTTCAAGCTGAAAATGACACTAAGAGAACTCAAATAGAACTTATGTAGTTATATGATGGAAATCCATATAATGATGAAGTGAAAAATGTATGAAAATAAATACAGACAACAATTGTAATTTACTTATAGAAGATGATATTGAGTATCCTGTTAAAGGACTTTACTGGCAAACTTCGGTATCTTTATTTGCTGTTGTTGATAATACGCTAAAAACTAATAATGTTGAATATTATGTAAGAGAACATAATTATACATCAGAATTTACTGAAGAGTATGTAATGGTAAAGGATTATATTCTCAATACTCCAGATATAGATAGTATATTAAGTGGAAATTATACTGCAATTGATTATGATACATCTTCTGACGAATCAAATAATTCTATTATAGTTGAAAATAGATCTCCTATTGTTCATCTGACTAATCATGATAGTTATTATACAATTTATCATCTTGTATTACCAATTGTAGATGGAAATTCTTTTGAAGAATATCTTAAATAGAAATGGTTAATTACAAATACTGATATTGATAATTTAGAAGATTATGAATCATATGAATCTTTACAAACAGTTGAAGATGTTATTGATTATCAAAATACATACGGGTATAATCTAGAGGAACAAAAGTTTGTAAAAATAGAATCATATGATGATGGAAAACTAATTACAACAGATATAAGGAAAGAAGAACTTTTATAGTTATTTATAGAAGCACCAAATACTAATTTTAATTTTTATAGTGAACAACAAAATTATCTTTCGGTTTGTTCATTATGGAAATGTTATAAAAATCTTTGCTATAAAATATTTAATAATAAAGTCTTTGACCAATGTTTTAATAACAAAAATATTGATGCTTCTATTATATATAAACGTGATTTAGTATGGGCAGCTTTAAATGTTATTGACTATATGACAGAAATGGGACAATATCAAGAAGCTGCAAATCTGTTGACAAGAATTACAGGATGTAACGGATTATGTTCTAAAGATGAGTTAGAAACTTCAGGTTGTGGGTGTGAATCATGAGAAAGCGTTGTGGATGTAGAAGTAAGTGTTGTGATCTAATAGCTCCAGTAGAAGAATATGAAATAGCTATTGGATCACAAACTCTAACTCCTAATGAAAGTACTATTAATAAAATTTATCCTTAGACAGATATACAACTTTTAAAAGATAAAGTAATATGCGAATATAGAAAGATTATATCTAGAATTGAAAAAGGATAGTATTTAGATTTAGAATTCCTTTTAGAAGAAATTTCTGTAATTGGATTAGAAGATGAATTAGATAAAAGAGAATTTATAATACAACATTATTTAAATACATATGAGTACTAATAGAAAATATTTAGATTTAAATGGATTAGCATATTACCATAGTAAAATAATTTCGGATATAGAACATAAAATTCCTGAAATTCCTGATATTATTGTAAATTAGAAATAGTTTGCTACAGAACTTCGACTTGGAAATAAGCCTATTAAATATATTAATACTGCAACTGAAAATATGGCAGGATTAATGTCTCCAAATGATGTTTCAAAACTTAAGGAATGTTTAAGATTTCAATATGTTAACGAAATTGAACATCACGAAGCTACAATTAATGATTTCGATCCAAGTGAATTAATAGCTCAAAGTCAAGATAATCTATATAAAATATATCTGGATAAAGTTACTGATAACGGTTATAATGCTTATGTAATAAAACAGGATGAAAATTTAAACTGGAAATTTGTCAAAATAGGTAGTACTTCTGCTAATGAAGATTTTATTCTTAAAACATCTACAGGTAGTCAAGGAACTATTGATATTAAAACTGATTCTTTTAAAGTTGGATCCGCGACTGGATCAATAGATTTAGAAATAGTAGAAGGTGACTATCCTATAAACTTAATTGGAACCGATAAAATTAATTTATATGGTAATTCATTAACTCTTAATGGTAAAAATATAGTAAGTAAAATAGGCCCTGCAAACTATTTTGGAAATCCTGGAGATACTTTTATAGTAAATTCATCAACTCCTATATTACGAAAAAAATCGGATTCAGAATTTTATCAAGTATGGGATAAATCTAATTTAGATGATCCATTAAAATCAGGATTTCCAAAAATTAATAATCAACAATTAAATAATGATTCAAATATTTTAATTCCAACTGCATTGAGCAGTTATACAGTTTGGAATAGTGATCAATCTTCAAGTTTAGCAAGTGGAGATACATTCTAGAAAGCTTTCTCTAAACTCGAAAAAAGAATTGTAGATTTAGAAAATGGAAATCCTGGTCCTGGTCCTAGCTCTGAAACTGATCCTACAGTACCAGCATGGGCTAAAACAACAAATAAACCAAGTTATACTGCTGTTGAAGTTGGAGCAATTCCTAGTACTGATAAACCTAGTTTACAAAATAAAATTGAGAGTATTACTTTAAATGGAAATCCAGTTCCTATTACTAATAAAACTGCAAATATTACAGGAGTTATAACAGGAGCAAGCAATGGACTTAAAATTGAAAATAATATTGTAAAACATTCAAATCACAGCATTATTCCATCTACTGGTAAAAAATTATACTCTATTCAGTTTGATGAATTTGGACACATTGTTAATTATGAAGAAATAACAATTTAGGATTTAGTAAATATGTTATCTAGTTATTTTGCACCTAATGAAAGTTAGCCAACAAATATTCCAGCTACATCTATAACTATAAGCGGAAATTCAACGTTAAATTTAGGTGATAGTGGAACT